GTGCTGGTTTTACTGGTGGAATTCTGTGCGGAGTTAACAATACTCAAAATGGAAATTTTAGTGCTGTGTTGGGGGGTGCATCAGGCGGAACAAGAGCTATTACTGCTAATTTTGTATTTCCAAGCGGAAACCCTTTAAATTCAACTTCTGCATTAACCCAAGCCGCTTTATTAGTTCTTGCTAAACAGACAACCGATGCTACTGCTACAGCTCTAACAAGTGATACAGCAGCCCCAAGTGGAGTAAACCAAGTAATCCTACCTAACAACTCTGCGTATTACTTTAAAGGCTCGTGTATTGCCAATGTGACTGGTGCGGCTAACGGTGCGGCATGGTCTTTTGAAGGCGCAATTATGCGTGGTGCTAACGCAGCATCTACAGTACTAATCGACACCCCGTCTATTAACCGTGTGGCGGCATCCGCTGGCGCAACAACTTGGAATATAGCGCTTACTGCTGATACAACCAATGGAGGTCTAACGGTAACTGTAACAGGAGTGGCAGCAACTACGATACGCTGGGTAGCAAAGGTCGAAACAACTGAGGTAACATTCTAATGACTATTCAATACGACAATACAACTAATTCGATCTCTGTCGTTGGCACAGAAACTAATCTACCAGTTAACATCCAAACCAAAGGTACAGGTGCATTAAACCTAGCCGCAGGTTCAAGCGGTGTGAATATTAGTAACGGCACTACGGTGACTGCGATTACTAGAACAAACGTGTCTGCAACATACACAAGCGTTCCAACTGTTATTATTTCTGCGCCTACAACGGCTGGAGGCGTTCAAGCGACTGCATCTCCTACGTCCATGATTCAAAGTGGAAATTCACCAACAATTAACGGCGGCGGTACTGGATATACAAACGGCGATGTTTTAACAATTGTTGGGGGGACTCCCACTGGTTCTGCCGCAACAATGACGGTTACTTCGGTATCTGGTGGTGTTATTACAGGCGTTAACTACACAAACTTTGCAACATACACGGTATTGCCTACAGCTCCGTTTTCTGTAACTGGTGGCACAGGCTCAGGAGCTACATTTACAAGCGGTTGGTATCCGTTAAGTTACACCATCACAAACGCAGGCTCAGGCTATGTAGAACAACCAACCGTTACATTCTCAGGCGGGGGTGGTAGTGGAGCAGCTGCTTATGCGAGTGTTGGTTCGGTTACAACGATTAAAGGAATTGGCTCGGCTAGTGAACGGTCAATTGCATTCCAAGGCCCAAACGGATTTGACATACTTCAACTGGATGGAAGCAATCCAACAACAACAGCCGAAATTTTGCGCATCCAACCAACTCAATTTGGTCGCACAAACGTTATTGCTGTAGGCTCTGCCAACTCGCAAATGTGGTTATCCGCTAGCGGGAGTGGTTTTATTAACTTTGCCACAAACGGCACTGCGTTAACAACGCAAGCCCGAGTCACCCACACAGCCTCCGCAGTTAATTTTGTACAAGCTACTGGATCTGCTACTTTAACTGGAGGGCCTACAGTTTCAGCACAAGGCAGCGATTCTAATATACCTATCCGTTTACAGTACAAAGGAAGTGCAGGTTTTGTTGATTTAGTAAATGCGGCAGGATGGTCTGGCTTAAGGGTTCAAACAGCTAACACCCCCAACTTCATCCAAATTAATGGAACTGCAAGTGGCACTGCCCCATCTGTTACCGTTGCAAGTTCTTCAGTTGACACCAACGTTCCAATAACCCTCCAAACCAAAGGCACAGGCGCACTAAACCTAGCTCCTGGCAGCTCAGGGGTCAATATTAGCAACGGCACTACGGTTACTGCGATTACTAGGACAAACGCTGGTAGTGGGTATACGGGCATACCTGCTGTTGCTATATCAGCACCAACAACTGCGGGTGGCGTTCAAGCTACTGCAACTGTTGCAATGGAACCAAATACAATAACAATAGCTTCTGGCGGAACAGGGTATACACTTAATGATGTGTTAACGTTTGTTGGCGGAACAATTGGGTCACAATCAACCCAAGTAACTGTTACGGGTGTTTCTGGCGGGGTTATTACATCCGTAAATCAAACTCGTTTTGGTCGATATACTGGCTTACCAACAAATCCAATTTCAGTAACAGGTGGTACAGGCTCTGGTGCAACTTTTAACTGCGTTTACGTTATTGCTCCTGATTTCACCATCACAAACGCTGGCTCAGGCTATGTAGAACAACCAACCGTTACGTTCTCAGGCGGGGGCGGTTCTGGAGCAGCTGCTTATGCGACAGTGGGGAGCACTCCTGTTGTAAGAACGCTTGGGTCCGCAATGGATTTTTTTACACCAAGTGGCAGACAGTTTTCAGTTTCCGAACAGTTTTCTGCTGGTTCAGTTGCAGCAAACTGGATTCAAGTATCTGGGCGAGGTGCTGGCGCTGGACCTACTATTGCATCGCAAGGGGCTGACACCAACATCAACCTTCTTTATGTAGCAAAGGGTACTGGAGCACACGTATTTACAACAGCAAGTGGAGCAACAGACCAACTCCGAGTCACCCACACAGCCTCCGCGGTTAATTTTGTACAGGTAACGGGGGCGGCTACTGGCGCAAACCCATCCATTACAGTGCAGGGAAGTGACGCTGCCCGTAGTCTTAATATTGGGTCAAAAGGAACCACGTTTGTTATTTTGGCAAACAACGGAACAGTTCCTCATTTTTCCGCTGGTGGTACAGGTTCGGCGGTCAACTATTTAAACGCTAGAGGAAGTGCTACTGGCAGTGGACCCCAGCTAGAGGTTGTTGGTGCTGACACTAACATCCCATTAGTATTACAACCTAAAGGCACAGGCGCACTACAAGCCCAACAAACAGACTCTACAGCCACAGGCGGTAACGCACGAGGAGCAAACGCTGTTGATTGGCAGACGGTAAGAGGTGCAGCAAGTCAAGTAGCTTCGGGCGCAAATGCTGTAATTGGTGGTGGTTTAAACAACACGGCAGGAGCAAATTCATATGCGGTTGTTGCTGGCGGGTTTAACAATACCGCAACTGGTGTATATGGAAATATTCTAGGTGGGACTGGAAACACGGCTTCAGGCTATCACGCTGGAATAGTTGCTGGAAATGCACATACCGCAGGTGGTTTTTTTAATTTTATTGGCGGCGGTTCAATTAATACTGGGACAGCTAATGCCGCAGTAACCACGCAAGCAACTACTACAGTTACAAGCGGAAGTACAGCAGTCACACTTTCAGGAAGTAACGCTAGTATTCGAGTAGGTCAAATGATTCGCGGCACTGGAATGAATGACTTTACCTATGTTGCAGCTATATCAGGAACATCCCTTACATTGAGCATGAACGCTGGTGCAAGCGGTTCACCCACTCTATCCTTCTTCACACCCCACGGTGTTGTAGTCGGTGGCGGTAACAATCAGGCAACTGGCTCATATAGCTTCATTGGAGGCGGTGGTGATGCAGGAACAGCTGCAAACCGAAATGTGGCGTCGGGGTCATGGTCTAGCGTTGTGGGCGGTAGGTCTAATACTGCAAGTGGAGATGGTTCATTTATTGGTGGCGGGGGTCTTTTGTGGTTTGCAGATGGCGCTCATCCAAATACTGCAACTGGAAAAAATTCTTTTGTAGGTGCTGGAAGTTCAAATAATGCTACAGGAACAGCGTCAGCAATTCTTGGTGGAACAGTTAATAACGCAAACAGTATTTTTTCTACTGCAATAGGCGCTTATGGAAGCACAAGGTCAATATCGGGTAATTTAGTATTTTCATCTGGTACGCCTATGGGAACTTTTGCCGCAGGAGTTGGTTCTCAAGCAGCAATGCTAGTTCTCGGTCGCCAAACCACAGACGCAACTGCAACTGTATTAACTTCTGATGGGGCAGCAGCATCCACATCAAACCAAGTAATCATGCCAAACAACTCTGCTTACTTCTTTAGAGGTGAAGTGGTATCAGGAGTAACTGGCGGTGGTAACACGAAAGGCTGGACTGTCGAAGGGGTTATCAAGCGTGGCGCTAATGCGGCATCTACTACCCTTGTTGGAACGCCTACCGTAACATCTAGCTTTGCTGATGCTGGAGCTTCTACTTGGACTATTGCAGTAACAGCCGATACAACCAACGGTGGACTACAAGTCACCTTCACAGGGCAGTTAGCAACAACGATTAGAACCGTAGCACAAATCCGTACAACAGAAATGACGTTTTAATTTTTAACAAAGGAGCAACATCATGGCACTAAAACTTGCAGTAGAAACCCAATTTGGCGTACCAGCCCCCGAAGCCTACGCACGAATTACAAACTTCTTTGGTACAAAAGACCAAATCCAAGTTCAAGTTGCAATTTATTACAACGAAGATGCACGTCATGGCAACATGGCTACCGTCAAAGAGAACGCACACTACATTGCCGTTGAGGACCTAGATGGCGACATCATCCCCGCTATGTACGAAGTTCTCAAGACTTTTAGCGATTATGCTGGCGCAGAGGACTGCTAAATGATTACCTACACATGGTCAATTGTTGGGCTATTAGTTGACAATATCCCAGAACCAGAAACGGTTGTTATTTCTAGCTTCATAATCAACGGCGTAGACGAGCACGGCACCACTGGTCAGGTCAACTACTCAGTTAACTTGCTACCCCCTGATGCGCAAAACTTCACCCCATATGCCGACATTACTGAAGCACAGGCTATTGAGTGGACACAGGCTGCACTAGGACCAGAGCGAGTTGCTAACATGGAACAGGAAGTTGCCGACCAGATTGCACAGGCATCCATCCCAACCCCACAGCCAGCACCATTGCCTTGGAACGGTTCACAACCACAACCTGATCCACAACCTGATCCACAACCTGAGCCAGAACCAGAACCTGACCCCGAACCAACCCCATAATGTTTGGTAAGCAGCCGCTTTCTCATGGACCCTTTGTTGAACAAGGCGGGCTGTTTTCGCAGGTAAGTATCACAGAACCAATTAATCTTGCGGATAGTAGTAATGCGTTTCCCACTTTTGCTGTGGCTATTGTTGAGGCCGCCCAGTTAGCAGATGCTCAGTCGGTTGTTTTAACCATAGTGTCTGACGTATCTGAAGCTATAACCCTAGCCGAGTCCCAGACTGTAGTAGCCAATTTTGCTAACGTAGTTTTTGAGAATATTGGTGTAGCTGACTCCCAGTCGGTAGTTGCTAGTTTTGCAGTAGTTATATCTGAGGGGGTTGTTTTAGAAGATATTGAGTCTGTTTTAGCTAGTTTTGTAAGCTCTTTGGTTGAAGCCATCACCGTAGAAGACTCAAGCATTGGGATCAGAATCCACAATTCTGACATAACCGAAAGCCTAACCCTAGCGGATGCCCAAACCGCCTTAAGAACGCATAATGCCTTAATAACCGAAAACCTAATTCCAGCTGATGCAATAACCGTAATTGCCTCATTTAATAGTCAAATAACCGAAAACTTGGTATTATTGGACGAACCATTCCCACGTGGCTGGTTTAAAATTAACGACGATCAGACAGTTTCTTGGGGTGTATTAGACAATACAAATTTAGCAGTTTGGGCGGTTGTTAGTAACGGGCAGACGGTATCTTGGAGTAACGTAAACAATGCAAATTCAACCACTTGGACAAACATTGGGGACGACCAAAACCCTGTTTGGACTAATATAGACAACACGCAATAATAAGGATACGCAATGGCAAGTACATTCTCACCCTCACTACGTATCGAGCTTATCGGTAACGGAGACCAATCTGGCGTTTGGGGGCAAACTACCAACAGTAACCTGGGCACTATTATTGAGCAGGCCATAACCGGCGTAGAGTCGATTACTATGGTTAATACTGACTACGTTTTGTCTAACTTTAACGGCGTGTCAGACGAGGCACGTAATGCGGTTTTAGTAGTAGCCGGTACAAATAGCGCGATTCGAAAAGTGGTTGCGCCCCTAACAAACAAGACCTATACCGTTAGAAACAACACTGTTGGGGGTTTTGCAATCAATATTGGGGGTGTTACTGGCGCCGCCGTCCCAGTGCCAAACGGTGCTACAGTCCAAGTTTATTGTGACGGAACTGATTTTTTTGAGGGTTTAAGCGGGGTTTCTAGTAATTTTACGGTTCCAAATAACCTTACTGTAGGTGGTGTTATTAACGGCTCCACCGCAGTTTTTTCGGGGGCTATTAGTTCCGTCTCCCCTGCATTTACAGGCACGCCTACAGCCCCTACAGCCACCGCTGGAACAAATACTACTCAGTTAGCAACAACAGCTTTTGTAACGGCTGCTTTGCAAGCTGCTTATCCTGTTGGTTCTATCTATATCAATGCTGCTGTATCAACTAACCCCGCTACATTACTAGGCTTTGGTACATGGACAGCATTTGGTGCTGGTCGTGTTATGGTTGGTCTTAACGCTAGTGATGCGTTATTTGACACACTGGAAGAAACTGGCGGTTCTAAAGATGCTGTTGTCGTTAGTCATAACCATAGCATTACAGACCCGGGACACGCACACGTATACTCTTATTCTACTGTTGATACTGGTGGTGGCACAGGCGGCTTTTCACCAAATAATGCAAATACAACTACAAATTCTGCTTCAACAGGCATCTCTGTAAACTCTGCTGGTGTAAGCGGCACTAACGCCAACATACAACCATACATCGTAGTTTATATGTGGAAGCGCACAGCTTGATGAAAATAACCACTATTTTAAAGCGGGGTAATTACCTATGAGTTCAATACTAATCACTGGCGATACTAGCGGAACGTTGACTTTAGCTGCTCCTGCCGTTGCGGGTACGCCGACTATTACTTTTCCAACGGTTTCTGGTAATGCTTTAGCTTCTACAGCAGTATCGGCATCAACTACAAATACGGTAACAAACAAGATTGCTGTGAATATTGGCGGTACCGTTTATTACCTCTTGGCTTCTACATCGGGAACTTAATATGGCAAGCGTAATTAATGCTGGCACCACAACTGCCACAGCCTTAAACATAATAACCGACACTACTGGCGCGTTAAACATCCAGACGAGCGGCACAAACGCTATATCTATTAGCAATGCTCAAGTTGTTTCTTTGACAAACCCACTGTTGCCCGCTTCTGGTGGAACAGGAATTTCTTCTTTAGGAACTGGCGTCGCTACAGCTTTAGGGCAAAACGTTACGGGTTCCGGCGGTGCTGTTTTAGCGTCTTCCCCTACATTAACTGGAACCCCAGTAGCCCCAACTGCAACTGTTGGCACTAACACAACGCAAATTGCTACAACGGCTTTTGTGCTGGCAAACTCTCCAGTAACAATCCCAGCGGGTTCAGTTGTATTGTTTTACCAAGCTGCTGCACCTACTGGCTGGACACAAGTAACAACTGAAAACAATAAAGCGTTAAGAGTAGTATCTGGCACTGGTGGGGGAACTGGGGGCACAACAGGGTTTACTTCTGTTTTTACAAATCAAACTGTATCAACTACCATAAGTACAAGTATAAGTGGAACAACTGGAGCAACAACGCTTTCAACATCACAAATTCCTAGCCATACACATACTTGGGGTCCACTTGTTAATGGTACTGGCGGTCCAAATGCTGGTTTAGATGTTACAAATGGTTCAAATAACGGTCCTTTTGATGGTACTACTGGAGCAGCCGGAGGTGGTGGTTCACATTCTCACTCTTTCTCAGGCTCAGGCTCAGGCTCAGGTACATCATCGGCGGTTACATTAAATGTTCAATATATTGACATTATTCTCTGTTCTAAAAATTAATAATGAAAATAGAATCTAAAGCCAACTGCCCCTTAGATAGTTTTAAGCCCTGCCGTCAACTTGAATGCGCATGGTTTATGCAAATTAGAGGCACAAACCCCAATAGCGGTGAGCCAGTAGATGAATGGGGTTGCTCTATGGCTTGGATGCCAATGCTAATGATTGAAAACAGCCAACAACAACGAGGTACAAGTGCGGCAGTGGAATCTTTCCGCAATGAGATGGTTAAAAATAATGAAGTTGGGCAACGTGTTTTACTAGCCGCTGCTGGTGTTCCGCAGCAAACACAAAAAATGATTTTGGAGAATTAAATGAGATTGACTATTATTCCTAGCGATTCTTTTGTCGCTGTAGACGGTGACGGCTCTCATCAACCTTTAGACATTTCAACCTGCGGTATTCCTAGTGAAGTTCACGCTTTGCAATGGTTTGATACAAAAGGCTGGATTGAGTTTGATGACCCAGTTGACCCTTTTGCACCAAAACCGCCAAATGAGATGATTGAAATTTTACCTGTTTGGGCTGATAATTGTTTAGCCGCTTGGGGTGAATGGACACCACCACCACCACCACCACCACCCGAAGAGCCGCAAATTCCAGTTACAACAATCGAATAAGCATGAATCATCCAAAAATTAACATTGGTTGTGTAGCTAACCTGTATTCAAGAATGATGCATTTTGCAAATGCTGGTGGCGGAGTAATGTAAGGTGAAAAAATTGATATATGTCAGATCCGTTGGGGCTTACAGATGGAGTAAAGGGGCTTAGTTCTGGGCTGGATTCTGCCCGTGAAGCCAGTAAGTCTGTTTCTAAACAGATTGAGAGCATACAAAAAGATGCGGTAGATGTAGCAAAGCAACAAGCGCAAGACCGTATACGGGCAAGGCGAGAAGCAGAATTTAAGAAAGAACGGGCGCTGATTAAAGCGCTTGACGAATGGAAACGCAAGAAGCAAATCTCTGATGAAGAGGCTGATTTAAAGATTAAGTTTGTAAAGCAGTACGGCGCCAAAGAGTGGGATGCGCTGCTTAAGATTAAGCTGGATATTGAGAACATGGAACGCAAGAACAACGAAGAGTTCCAGCACGATTTAAAGGCAGTACGGCGAGTGCAGTTCTATTGTTTTATGGCAGCGCTGATTGTGACGTTGTGGCTTAAGTTTATTTTGGGAGCGTTTTAAATGAATATGCAAGATGTACTAAAGGCGGTTATTCCGATTTTGGTTGCCTGTATAGCGTGGCTGCTCGGTCAAGTATCTTCGTTTCAAACCCGCCTGACCCAGATTGAAGGCAAAATGCCAGCGTTAATTACAAGCGAAGGTGTTCCAACTGATAGCCCAATATCAGCTGAACGTAGGGCTAGGATCCGTGAAGAAATTTACAAAGAAATACATGAGTTGCACGTACGAGTTAAATTGTTAGAAGAAAGAACTAAAAAATGATGGATACCTTAATTGGACTACTTAAAGGCGTTGCTCCTGTTCTGGCTACTGCTGTTGCTGGTCCTGCTGGCGGAGCTGCTGTGGGCTGGCTGGCTTCTAAACTTGGTATCCCTGATGACACCATTGAGGGTGTAACTGCTGCACTGCAAGGCAATCCTGAGATGACCCTTAAACTTAAAGAATTAGACCTTGAGTACGCCAAATTGGAAGCCGCAGACCGTGATTCTGCCCGTCAAGCCTACGCAACCGTAGCCACAAGCGAACACGCTACCAAGCTGGATAAGTCTGTAGTTCCTATTCTGGCGCTGGGCACGGTGTCCCTTGCGTTTATGTTTATCGCTATTTTGATGTTCCGTGATGTGCCCGTAGACCAGCAGCAGATGGTGATTTTTGCGCTTGGATTTATCACCAGTAGCGCAGGTCAAGTCTTATCGTTTTACTTTGGATCAAGCCAAGGCAGCAAGGACAAAAACAAAGAAATTCAGGAGATGATGAAAAAATGAACCTAAGCCCCCATTTCACCCTAGACGAACTTACCCACACGGATCACCGCCAGTTTGACAATACGCCAAACGCTACCGAAATGGCTAACCTTGTGCGCCTAGCCAACTTCTTAGAAGAAGTCAAAACGGCTATTGGTGGCAAGCCTGTTATGGTCAACTCGGCATTCCGTTGCAAAGAAGTCAATGATGCGGTGGGTTCTAAAGATACTAGCCAGCACCGTATTGGTTGCGCAGCTGATATTCGTGTGCCGGGCATGACCCCAGACGAGGTGGTTAAGGCTGTAATTGCTTCTGGTATTGGGTATGACCAAATAATCCGTGAGTTTGACCGCTGGACGCATATCTCAGTTCCTAACACAAAAGACATGACACCAAGACGGCAAGCCCTTATTATTGATAAAACCGGAACAAGAACGTATTCCTAGGGTAAACCCGCATGCCATTACAGAAATTACAATTCCGCCCCGGTGTTAACCGAGAGGGTACAGACTACTCAAACGAGGGCGGTTACTTCGACTGTGACAAGGTGCGTTTTCGTTCTGGGTTTCCTGAAAAAATTGGTGGCTGGATTCGCCTGTCTAACGACACGTTTCTGGGCGTAGCTCGCACACTGTGGAACTGGGTTACTTTAAACGGCGCTAACTTGCTGGGTGTTGGTACTAACCTTAAATACTATATTGAAAATGGCGGCGTTTACTATAACGTAACCCCATTTATACTTAATTCAGCGGGAAATGTAACAACCACACTAACCCTTAATCCTTTTTCTACCACTGCTGGGTCAAATGTTATTACTGTTTTAGATTCGGTAAGTCAAATTCTTTTTACTGAAGGCGATTACGTTTTTTTAACTAGCACAACACCTGTGGCGGGGCTTAGTATTAGTGGTGAATATCGTATAAACAGTGTTATTAATATAAGCACCTACCAAATTATTGCGTCAGGTGTTGCAAGTGCTACTACTACCGGCGGAGGCACCGTTACGGCATCCTACGAATACCCCGTTGGTAATGCTGTGTATACATTTAATAATGGTTGGGGTGCAGGCGCTTATTCTCCTACTATCAGTGCCACATTAGGCCCAGATCCGTTTTCTATAAATGCTGGCAGCAATGTGGTTACTGTTACTCAAAATTTGCACGGCTATCTGACTAATGCGGGGTCTTTTGTTCCGGGGCAACAATATAAAATTGTTTCTGTTGGTAGTACTAATTTCGTTGCAATTGGAGCCGCGTCAAATGCCGTCGGTACGGTTTTTACAGCTACTGGGATAGGCGCTGGTTCAGGAACCGCGTCAATTGCTTGGATTGCATTTAGAGGGGCTTCCGCATTAACGTCAACGCCACCAAGTTACAGCTTTGTTGGTAGTGTATCTATTGTTGGTGCGCTCGGGCTATACGGGCACGAAGTTACAACAATTTCTGCGGATCTGCTTAATAGCACTTTTGAGTTGACGTACATAAATAGCAACACTTTTTCAATAACAATCGCCGAAGCCGCCTTATTTGGTATGGTTGGAGGGGGTAATTCAGTAGTAGTGTACCCCCAGTTTGGTATACGTCCTTGGGGCTCTGCTGCTGATGTCGGTATTGGGCAGCAAATACGCCTTTGGACAAACGACAATTTTGGTGAAGATTTGCTTATCGCGCCTCGTGGTGGTTCTATTTACTATTGGGACGCTACCGCAGGAATCAGCGAACGCGCAAAACTATTAAATAATGTATCAACCAATTTAGGCTTTGCAGGGCAGTTTGTTCCCAACCAAACCAATCAGATCATTGGCTCTTCAATTCAGCGTTTTGCCATTGCTTTTGGTGCTAATCCATATGACCCGCTGGATGCAGACAATCAGTTTGACCCCCTTTTGGTACGCTGGTCAGACCAAGAGAATCCGTTTGATTGGGTGCCAGCCGCCACAAACCAGTCAGGTGAATACCGCCTAAACATCGGCTCATACATTATGTGTGCGGAATCTACCCGCCAAGAGATTTTGGTTTGGTCTGATTCGGCTATTTACTCCATGCAATACCTAGGACCTCCGTATGTTTGGGGCTTTCAGTTGTTGCAAGACAACATTTCCATCATGTCACCGAACGCCTCAATCACAATAAACAACGTGACTTACTGGATGGGTGTGGATAAGTTCTTCTCATACACAGGTCGTGTAGAAACCCTGCCATGTACATTGTGGAAATACGTATTTGAAGACATTAATAGAGACCAAGCGTTCCAAGTATTTGCTGGGTCAAATGAAGCGTACAGTGAAGTATGGTGGTTCTACTGTTCGCAAGAGTCTAACTCGGTCGATAAGTACATTATTTACAACTACCTTGAACGGGTATGGTCCTACGGCACAATGAACAGAACTGCTTGGCTAGACTCAGGTTTGCGCCAGTATCCGATGGCTGCTTACCCTATAGGTAATAAGATTTTGTACCATGAAGCCAACGTTGATGACGTATCAGGGTTAACCCCAGTACCGATTGAGGCGTATATCCAGTCGTCTGACTTTGACATTGGTGACGGGCATAACTTTGGCTTCGTATGGCGCATCCTGCCAGACATCACGTTTAACGGCTCTAATGCAAACCAGCCCTCGGTTACGATGACCCTGCGCCCACGGCAAAACTCAGGAACGCCTTATGGTGCGGCAGATAACCCACGAGTAACTAGTACACAGAACTACACCAACCGCAATAGCTACGAGGTTCAGGAGTTTGATGGTCAGGTCTATACCCGCTTGCGGGCTCGTCAGATGAGCTTTAGGATTGAGTCTAATGGCTTAGGGGTGGCTTGGCAGCTAGGTAGCCCACGAATTGACATCCGTCCTGACGGCAGACGTTAATGGCATATACCCCGCTACGCCCCCCCAAAGCGCCCAATTTACTGGTTGCGCCTATTGTTTATGACCAGCGTTATGTAGACCAGCTTACGAATGCCTTGCGTCTGTACTTTAACCAGATTGATAACGGCTTGGGTTTCTTGCTGTCGGGCACGGGCGGAGCTAGCTTAAGCCTACCGTTTATTTCTGCATCCGACTCAACCGACCAGCTTGCTACTGCGGCTAATACACCAACAGAAGTTAAGTGGGATACGCTTGAGTCTGGCTTGGGGTGGACGTTAAACCCACCCGGTACGGCTACGGCTAGTGTTCCTGGTATCTACACAATACGATACAGCCTTCAGTTTGCAAATACCGACAACGCCCAGCATGACGCAGCGGTTTGGCTTAAAGTAAACACCTTTGATGTGCCTAGGTCTACCACTATATTTTCAATACCAGCTCGCAAAAGTGCAGGTGTTTTTAGCTATGTCTGCGCTTATTCTGAGGCTACCTTTGAAGTAGAGACTGGCGACACCATTGCACTGTACTGGGCAACAGGTCAGGCGTTTAGCATATCGCCCTCAACAGCCGGTGTTTACATTGAACATCTTGCAGCACAAACTAGCCCATATGCAAGACCTGCAGTTCCGTCTGCTATTGGCTCAATTACCTTTGTCTCAAGGCTTCCATAGGGGACATAACAATGATAAACTTGACACCAAATAACCCCAAGGTACGCTTATGAGCTTACACACCCTAGCTAAGCACGTCCAACAAAAAGGGCGTGGTAAAGACCAAATGCTTGTTCATATGACCCCAAGAGAGGTACAGGGGTTGCAGGCGCTTGCTAAAGCACATGGTGGTAGCTTAACAATTAACCCAGAAACAGGGTTGGCAGAAGCTGGGTTTTTAGAACAAGTTCTTCCTATCGTAGCTATGGCTGCGGCTACTTATTTTACGGCTGGCGCTGCTGCCCCTGCCCTTAGCGCTGCTTTGGGTAGTACTATGGCTGGTGGTATTGCCGCTGGTAGCTTAGCTGGTGCAGGTGTTGGCGCTATTGGTGCCGCTGCCCAAGACAAAGACGTAGGACAAGGCGCTCTTTACGGCGGTATTGGCGGTGCTATCTCAGGTGGTATGGGTGCGTACGACGGCGCTGCTAGCGCTGATTTGTTTACGGGTGCTAGTGGTGCTAGCGGTACCCCAACCCTTACTCCCGAGGCAGTTAATAAAGTGGCATTAGACGCTTCTGTTACTGGTCAAATACCCGGTGCTAGTGGGGCACCTATTGGTGATTTTGCTGGTTCTGCTTCTGATCCAACTGCTGGCATGGTTCAAGCGGCTAATGCCGCTCCTCCGGTTCCCGGCGCTTCTCCGGCTCCCGGCACTCCCGGTGGGCCTCCAACTAAAGAATTTCTTGATTCGTATAGAGCGGGTATTCCAAAACCCCCTGTAACAGAGCCTTCTTATTACAGCACAATGGGCGTCCCCGGTAAGGCAATGACTCAGGCACTT